TCAGCAGAAACTTCAGCGACAAGATTTGTTCTTTCAGAAACATTTACTTCCTTAGTAAGATTTACATTCTTTTCAATCTGTTCGTTAAGTTTTCCTTCTAAATCTTTAACTTGATTTGTTAAGTCGTCTAGCACGTTATATTTTTCTTCTGGAACATCAATATAATGTTCTTTGAAAAGGTCCTTTAAACCAGTAATGAAGTCCTCAGCAATTTCAGTACGAATACCTCTTTCAACTGCTAATTCATTTTCTTTCATCCATTCTTCAACAACGTAGTTTAGATATGAGTCAACTTTTTCGACCATAGCTTCTTTCATTGTTTCTTTTTCAGTTGAAAGTTTTTCTTCAAATTGTGATTCAAGGATCTTTGTCTGTTCTTTAATTCTTGTTCTAACAGCAGTTTCAAAAATTGTCGCTGCCTTATCTTTGAATTCCTCAGATAAGTCTGCGTCAGTTGAAACTAATGCTTTAACATCATCAGTTAGGTCAATGTCCATTTCAGAAGATTCAGCAGTTTCAGCAATTTCATCGCCTTCAACTTCAACTTCTTCTTCTTTCATGCCAGATGGTTTTTGGTCTTTTGGTAAAGAACCGTCTTTCGCATCTTTATTAACCTGATCTGATACTTTCGATACCTTTTTCGTAGCGTCTGGGTTACTGTCAGTTGGTTTAACAACTGGAGCACCAAGATCCTCTGCGTCATTTTTAAGGTGAGTAGGTTCAGATGCCACAGCGTCTTTTGTAATTACGCTAGGTGCTTCTGAAATTTCTACTTCTTTCTTTCCTTCAGTTTCAGACATTCGGTCTCCTTTAAAAATTAATTAATTTTTACTTACTATTATTTATACAAATTACCATTTTAAACCCTACGCTTTTTTATTATGCTGCGTAGGTTTATTTTAGTTTAGACATAAAGTCAGCAAACACTTTAGACTTAACCTCTGCTAATTCTGAACGTCTTGCTTTCTTTATTTCTGATTTGTATTGTTCAACCGTTACACTTTTCAGCATACCGTTATCCCATACCCACTCTTTGCCTTCCATGATACCTTCTACGAAAGCGTCAGGCGCTGAGGGGTCTGCTACTATATCAGCAGCAGTCGCAAGATAAAAGTCTTTTCCAACTAGATTTCTACCACCTTGTTGTTGAATAGAACCCATACCTCTTGATGATACACCTAGTACAGCACCCTCGTCAATTAAATTTTTAACGATTTTACCATAAGGAGTATCCATGATTTTTGCTTCACCAATGAAGTTTTTACCCTCTGGTTTTAAACTAGTAATCATGTGTGAAACTCTTTCAAGATTCACCGTTGGTCCGTCAGGATGTCCTAACTCACCAAATGCTCTTTTCTTCTCAATAAATTCTTTACTATATCTTCTAACTTCTTTTGCAAGTGTTTCAACTGGATAAACTCTGCCATTACGGTTTTTGATATCCGCTTGCATAAAGACACCCTTAATTTTGTAATCTTTTTTACCGTTTCTTTCTTCGGTTAAGACCTGGACATCTTCAATAGTTTCTGTAATTAGTTTCATTTCTCCACCTTTTCTTTTTGATTATAGACTTTATCTACAATACCTTTTTTTAATTCTTCTCTTTTAATTCCATACTTCTCAACAAACGCTTCTTTAAACTTTTCTGCTAAAGTTGCCTTTGATTTAGTTCCTACAATTCTTTCAAGAATTGCTCTTGTCTTATCACCTTTTGCCATTATCTTATTTCAAGGATAATCGTATAGTTATCACCTGCTACGAAACCTTTTGTTGATAATAAAATATCACCTGCAGGTGATGTGTTTGCTGTTAATGTTGCGTTGTTAGGAATACTATTACCAGCAGTAAAGTAATCATGGAATCCAGTACCTGAGAAAAATCCTATTGTTGCATTAGCAGCACTTGTGCCACTACCTGCAAACAGTAATTCAACTCCTGATTTACCATTTGTTGTATTAATTGACCAATATATTTTTGCTAAAACTCTTTCAGCATCTTCGGTCATAAAATTCAATGCACTAGCATCCATCTTTGTTACAAGTGTTTCACCTGAACCATCACTTATATTAGTAAACTTCATAACAGTTTTTGTGCCAACTGTATCTACTATTGTTTGACTTGTTACAACATCTGCCATTAATTATTTCTCCTAAATTCTGTTACTAACAGATAACTCTTTACAAGAGCATCTGTTGTTATTGTCATCTTCTTATCATCACCAAACTTTAGTTGACCGGGTCTTAAACCATATTTACCAGTCAACAATAATCCACCTAGTGGCCCATCAGTTTCTTCACTATCAGCACTAAACAATAATTTTCCATTCTTACCTGGAAACTTATTTATGATCTGATAATGACACTCAATCATACTCACTTTAGATTGATTAGTACCACCACTTAACTTTTCAGCGTCAACGATTACTTGGTCTATTTCACCCCCTACACCCTCAGATTTTACTATGTATTTAGAGGTTGTATCCACAATCGTTGTATTCTTAATTGTCATAAGAATTACGCTGTGAAGTTTTCGTCTTTTCTTAATTCGATAAGCACACTACCAGAAGTTCCAAAAGCACTTAACTCTAGGTCTCCTGAAGTTGCACCAGTATTTGTTGCGTTATTCGTAATCTTACCAGCAGTACCATCATAGTGACCTGTACCTGCAAGTTGAATTGCGATAGTATCTGATGAAGCACCTTTAAATTGTATCTGTACATGACCTGTATTGTCATCAGCAGTACCTTGTACTAAAGACCACCATATTCTAGTGATATCTAATTTTGCCCCATTAGCATGTCCTGATAAACCACTTGCGTCTAATATGTTTGAATTAGCAGTAGTGTTATCATCCATATTTACTAGAACAGTAACTTTACCACCTGACGCACCACCAGAAGCTTCTACTACCGTATCTCTTAGCGTTCTTGTTGCAATTGCCATTTTTTATTTCCTTTACTTTATACTTTCGTTATCAAAATAATCTTCAATACTATTCACACTAACATTGTGTTTACTTGCAACCTGTTTGATAATACCATCAATTTTTCCTACAATTGGATCAGGTGCTTTGTTTATCATAGAATAAACATCACGAATAGCGTTTCTCATTTTGAGCGATAGTTTTTTATATTCTATCGTTCCTTCAGGTCCACTATACCTGCGTTCATTTACTTCTCTACTAAGCTTGTGAAACGACAGGTTCATTTTCTTGTTCCATCTCTTGTTCACCTTCTTGTTCAGCAGGTGATTCACCATCTAATGAAGAATTGTCTGCTATATCTTCTTGTTCTAAAGCAGAATTTAACCAATCATTCGCAACGGTTTTTCTCTTATCATCTAATGCCTGACCAATCTTATCAGTTAGAGCACTTTTAAAAGAGTCTTGAGCAGCAATATTATCACCATCAACCAATGAATCAACCATGTTATTTACATGATTAACTTCAGGTGTTTCGGGTTCAACTGCCTCAACATTATCGTTCTTTATGTTTTCATCTTCAATCATTATCATCTCCTATATTTATATCTGGTTCTTCACCGTCTGTTTCCATATTCTCACCTTGTGGTGCAGCGATAATACCAGTTTTGATTTCATCAGCAATCTGTCTGTCAATTTCCATAATATCCTCATCAGATTGTCTTAGAATATTCTTACGAATATACTCAACTGAATAATATTTTCCTACATAAGGTCCTATTTGATCAGCAAGATTTATTCTTTCTCTTAAAATTTCTGCATTTTTAAGTTCAGCAAAGTAACCATCTTTTAAGAAAGAATATTGTATATGTTCTTTTATATTAATCCAATCTTCGATTGTCATTACACCTTTTAAAACTAACTGTGTTTTAAGTATGTCGTTAAACATTTGTGTAAATCTTTTTCTGAGTCTAGCAACAAACTTAGTAAACTTTAATTCATCTCTACTAATTTCTGCAGCACGACCTAGATTAAATCCATTTGAAGAATCTAATCTTGAAATAGGTACATTCAAAGCTTGATATAATTTCTTTTGAAAATACTCTACGTCTGATATCTCACCAAGATTTTGTCCACCTGATAGTGTAGAAACTTCGGTACCTTTTGCACCTTCTCTACGAGGTAACCAAAAGTCTTCAAGCATAGACATATGTTTTCTATCATCTCGTATCTCACCTGTTGCGGCATCATAGACAAGTTTATTTCTATATCTTGCCATAACATCTCTTAGATAAGATTCTGCTTTTACTTTAGGTAAGTTACCTACATCAACATAAAATATTCTTCTTTCGGGTGCTCTTACTATTCTGTAAATAACAACAGCATCCTCAATCATTCTCAATTGATTGACAGGTTTAATTGCCTTATGTAAATGCCCCATGACCATATTTCTAGTTTGATCTATGATACCAGATGTTATAAAACATATTGAGTCAGCAGAAATTTTTAAACCTGCATTTGAAGTTGCAGCTGACATTCCTTTTTCATTATAGACAAACCATTCGTTTGTTGCTTCTATAATCTCAATACCTTTAGCGCCTTTAGTATCTCTTTTCTTTTTGACTTCACGAACTTTTTTAATTTTTCGTGGATCAATATATCGTAATTCTGTAAGTCCTTTTCTTGGACTATTAGGGTCTATAACTTTATGAAAGTATATACGACCGTCTATGTAAAATCTTTTAAATATATCGTGACCTTTTTCGTCAAAGTTTAATAATTTTAAAACTTCGTCAAACTCATCACGAATTTTTGATTTGATGTTTTCTGATATTGCTAATTTGTCTAACGACAATGATACCGAAGTATCTCTTTCATCCGAAACAATAACTTCATTGATGATATCTTCAATTGCCATATCACACTCTGGGTGTTGTGCGACTTCTCTATATCTCTTAATTAAATCTACGTCATTCTTGGCAGTAACTTCCATATCCAAGTATTGGCCAAAGTAACCGCCAGCAGATATAGTAGTTGTACCGTCATCGGGAGTAGCAACCGTGAAGGCCTGTTTGGCCTCCGCCGGTTTCTCCCTATCATCATTTGCTCTTGTTATTTGGAACCCAAGTAATTGTACCATATTATATTTTCCTTATAACTTGTTTATTATTATGTAGTAGTATCTGTTTCAAAGTATTGATACAAGAAAGATACACCAAAAGTTTCAATAGCATTGTTTGAGTCGTAAGACAATGCGATATCATCTAGTGCTGTAGGAAATGCACCTCTTAAAGTATAAGATTTAAGAGTAGCACCGTTTCTGTCTAAATGATCAATAAACACATCAACTTGATAATCAACAGGATTTGTTAACCCTTCGTTATCTGTCATGTTGTTTATACCATTCATCCATCTTTCCATTGCTCTGTATATTTTAAAATCAGTATCGTTTAACACGGTAATAGAGAACGGATTAAACGTTCTATCACCTGCAATCTGTAATACACGACCTCTAAATGGAACAGAAATATTCGCAATATTTTGTCCCGGTATAGAAGTTGAAGTACATAAGAAAGCTAAGTCGGATGTTTCTCCACCAACTGCTGCATAACCAGGAAAAGGCATTGTTACCTTAAACTGATTGGCTCTTGCACCGCCGCCTGCTAGTCGAGATTTAAAATCATTAATATTTGGCATTTTATTTCTCCCCTATTATGCGCCTACAACTTCACTAAATGCTACGCCTGTACGTGTAGCAACGAAGTTGAGTTGGATGAAGTTAATAGAACGTGCTGGTTTGATAAAAATATCAGCCCTGAACTCGCTTCTATCGATTACATCTGCTGTGTTATTTGAGTCATCACAGATTACTGAAAATTCTGTGATACCTCTACGACCTTGTATATCTCTAAGAAAAGGTTCTACTATGTTTCTAAATTGTGCTCTTGTAAATTCATCATTGAACTCAAAAAGTTGAAATTTAGCAGCTGTAGAAATTGCTTTCTCTAAAACGATGAACAATCTTCGTACATTGATTCTATCAAAGGCACTTGGTTTTGCCTGTGCTGTCTTATCTCCGAACAATACAGTTCCTTGTCCAGGGAAAGTAACAACAGGATTTACCCTTGCTTTATATAATTCATCTCTTTGCGCTTGATTTGGATTAAAAGCAAGTTTTACTGCACCTCTAATTTGTCCACGATTATATCCTGCAGGTGAGAAGAACGGATCAGCAATATTGTCTGTTCTTGCACATAGTCCTGCGATATCACCGTTAAGTGGAACAAATCTATAAACATCATTGTACTTATCATACATTTGTTTATAACCACTATCGATAACAGCATAACTTGTTGATGGTAAACCATCAGCAAATGCTACTACATTTTGTGTTTGTGTGACCGCATTTGCAATATCCATAACAGCAGTTGCTTTTGTGTCGCCAGTGGCGTCAGCAGTTGTCTGTGAAGGACCACAAAGTAGTAAAGATATGTCTACGTTTTCTGTGTCATTAAATTTTTCATATGCAGTTGCGATCTCAGCATTAGTAGCAGCAAAATCATCTGTACCTAATTGGTCAGTCGCCGCACCAAGTGAATAAGTTTTTACAACAAAAGCATCTCCTTGAGCGTTATCGAAAGTTTGACCTTTTTTTGCTGAACCAGAATTTGCAAGTGTACTTTCATGATCCATAACATACACAAACTTTGAAGTATTGTATATTACATCAGCAAAAAAGTTACTTGAACCAGTTGATGTTTTAGCATCAGAAGCCTGTGAAACACCTTCGAATGTTTCTAAGATTTCTCCTGCAGTTCCTGTGATGCCACCATCTTCGTCAATAACGACAATGTGCATTTCATCTAGTGAACCGCCAGCAGCTAATACATCATCAGATGTTGTTGGTGGTTGAGAAAAGTTAAAGTAAAATTCCCAATGTCTTAGTATTTTAGCGTTATCAACAATAGCGTGTCTTAATCCGCCTGTTTCTGTTTTACCAGTTGCAGGATTAAATCTTGCGATTGTCAATAAATGAGTTGATATTGCTGTTATCTTGTAGAAAAATCCTGAAGGTGATCCGTCAGTTGAAGGTACATTACTTGCATCTCCAAATTCTAGTATGTCACCAACTTGCATTAAACTACCATCATCAACAGTAATTGTTGTATCTCCGATAGCAGCAGAAGCATCAGCAACTAGATTGCCACTCATTGAATGAGGTCCAAAAGCAGTAGAGTTTGAACACACAGAAATTTTTAAATTGTTTCCTAATGTGCCCGCTTCTCTAGCAGCGTAAGCGCCAACATTCGCAGCAAAACTAGCAGCAGAACTGAAATTATCTAGATAATCAGTTGTATTCTTGATCAAGATAGCAGTACCAGATACACAAGCATTTACCATGCCTGTAATTGGTCTCACTACCTTCAGATTGTTACCGTATCCTAAAAAGTTTGCAGCAGTAAAAAATTCTTCAAAGTTAGATGAAGTTGGTTTACCAAAGATTTCGACCAATTCATTTTCAGAAGTTATTTGAGTAACTTCGTCCATTGGTCCTTTCTCTGCTGTTATTACTATGCCACCTGATGTTGTTGCTACAGCAGGAATGACATTTGTAAGATCCTTTTCAGACACGAGAACACCTGGTGATACTTGAAAAGCCATATTTAGTTCTCCTTAATATTAAGTTTATTAGTATTAGTTATAACCCTTTGTGTATATTTATAGTATGCCAAAACTACACTACTGCCCTTTACGATATGTTACAGGTTGCCATAACTCACCTGCGTCATCAAAAAATGAATTATTACGCCCCTCTGGATCGTCTAATCCATTATCAATAAATCCAAAAGGTGCCATATCTGCCTCTATTGCATTTTTTTGATCACTAAACATTTGTCCTCTTACATCTACATCGGTTAGTTCTTTGAAATATCTTTGATTTGCCAACCAAGCAAATATAACTAAACACATAACAAGATCATCTGTAGCACCTGCTTCTGCTTCAAAAGATTTTCCTTTTGATATAAAAGTTGATAGTTCAGCAATAACATCAAAATCATTGATGATTAGTTTATCACCCTCTATCAAACTTTTCATGTTTGAAGTGCCAATTCTTTTTGTACCCTTAGTCATTCTTAAACCTAGTTGATTACCACGACCACTAAAACCTCCACCTAATACTTGACCAGAACGACCTCTTTGTGTAACCATCATCATGTTGTCATATTCTATTTCAAATTGTAAGTTGTCTGCTACTTGTTGTCCTAAATCATTTATCTCTACCAATACAAATGCTGAATTATAATGTTTAGCAACTTTCTCTATAATACTTGGAAACAATAAAGGTTTAATATCATTGTTACGATATTTTGCAACTAACTTGTATGGTGTTTGTGTAGCGTCTATAACACAAAATGCTGAATAGTCATTTGATAATCCTCTTGACACATCAACGGTCATTGTATAAGTATGATCTTTCTTTGGCATTTCATAGACATCAAGACCCATAGGACTTCTCTTAGGATCTATAACTGCCATTGTTTTAATTTTACTTGGATTAATAAGTGTATCTACACTACCTAAAAACTCACATTCAAATTCTGTTTGAAACTGCTCTAAACTTGTATTTCGTATTGTCTGTTCTTTCCATGCTTCATCACGACCAGGTACTTCACTCCAATGTACTTCGGTAGGTACATAATCATTCTTTTTGTTTGTCGCATCCATCCACATCTTATAAAACATATTCATACCATGTGGTGTAGAAACGATCATCACCTTAGATGATTGACCAGAAGATATTGTAGGATAAACTGAACTAAAAAATTCTTCAGCAATATTGTTGGGCACATAGGCGAACTCATCTAGAAATATAATATTAAAGGTACTACCACGAACAGCACTAGAAGATGTACTCGCCGCTACGATTCTACTTCCGTTTTCTAATTCGATTGAACCTTTGTTCCAGTTGAGAACGCCTTGTTGCATCCATTTGGGTAAATGTTCGTAAGCCAGTTGCAATCGCCCTAGTAAATCTCTTGCTGTTGAAGATTTGTTTGCTAGTATTGCAACATTCACATTATCATTAAATAATACATAATGTAAGAGGTATGATACTATGATAGTTGATTTACCACTTTGTCTAGGTAATTTACATATTGTAAACCTATTTTCATGGAATGTATCAACCATATTCTTTTGAAAATCATACATCTCAAAAGGTACAAGACCTTTATCTATCGTAACAATCTTCAAATAATTTTCTATAAAGTATTTAGGATCATCTAAACAATGTAAAACTTCTTGTATCTGTTGTTTAGAAAATCTTGACTTAGTATGACCTTTTTTTAAATTTGGATTTCCTAAATATTGATCTAATTTACTCATTTGCTTTCTTGTAATCTTCCTTATTCATAAAAATATATATTTTCTCACCAAGTAAGTTACCAATTTCATAATCTGAGGGATAATGAAATCCTGCTAAAACTCTTCCGTAACCACATTCTCTTGCTGCTGCCATTAATTGTTTTTCTAATTTTGGTACTTTACCAGCAACATATCTTGCAACAACTGTTGATTGACAAGCATGACCACTTGGATATGATCTAGTTTTATTTGTAGCACTTGGTAAAGTATTTAAAGCAGGATCTACTTCTACTGGTCTTGCTCTATTAAAATGTTCTTTAAAATGATTAATTATATCAGTTTGTTGATGTATAATATCTTTAAATTCTTGAGGATGAAATCTTAATCCATTTTCTTCACAAACTTTTTGAATGGCATAAAAAGGAACTCTATCGTGATTCATAACTGAGCGAACATCATCTTCGTTTCTAGTCGCAACAATTCTTTTTACTTCTTGAACCTCATCTATATCTATTACTTTAGGAGATGGTAGAGTAATTACATCTTCAAGTCCTTTTCTAAAAAACTCCATTACTTTTTCTCCTTCAACATTTTATGTAATTCAGTTGTTGACCCAACAAACAATGCATTAGTAACATTCTTAGGTCCTCTATCAGGTATGTCTTTTACTTTTTTTAACTTGTCTTGCAAGTCTAAAAGATTTTGTGATACTTCACTTACAGTTTTAATTAATTGTCCAGCAACTTCATATGCTCTTGGATGTTCACCCTCTTTTGCTAGTTCTAGTATACCATCAATTGCTTCATTACCCTTGTCAAGCAAATTGTAAAGATTTTTACGACCAGTTTCAAAATCTATATCTGGATCTTTATCTTCTGGTACTATAACTTGTTTACTTTTTTTAACTTCTACTGGCATAACATCGCTAGTAATATTTAAAACTTCATTTAGTTTATCATCTATTTTGCTCATTACTTATCATCACCTGTTGCCTCATCATAATTTTTACCATCATCAAAAAATTCAAGGGTTGTTGTATATGTATATGTATCATCTTTATCTGCTGATGTTGGATTAGGTTGTACTGTAACCCTCTCACTACGAGATGGACTTTGATCTGATGTATTAGTATATAAATCAGCAGATACTTTTTTAATAATTGCTGACTGACTAATTGGACCATACAAATAAATTTTTGCTGTAAATTGTAGTGTGTAAATTATTCTTCTTAAACTTGTAAGTGAACCTGTATAACTATCATCATAAGAAACATTTTCTAAAATAAAAGGTATATCTCTTTTTGTATCCATGTAAGTGTTATCTAAAATCATAGTAACAGTATAGTCAGGTTGAAAGAAAGGAAGTATCTGTTCTATAATTTGTAAACCATCGTCTGAATTTGCAACAAAAACATTTAACTCAAAAGACACATTGTATGGTACAGGTGAGTATTGTGTATTTAATTTTGATGTATCAGCATTTGTTGTAACACGTCCTAACTTTTGATTTTTATTTAACTTACGACTTCCATCATAACTGTAACCAGTTATGTCAAATGACATTCGAGGTAGAGTGATTGCCACTTTTGAATCGTCTCCAGTTAAATCTTGTTGTGCGTCTAGTCTTGCTAAGAATTTTTCTTTAGGTGAATATGATAAAGGAACACGAAGCGTCTGTAAAGGATTTCCGCTAGAATCCAATCGCTTAATATTCACATTATTAAAAATTGTACCAAAGGCAATAACAGTATTACGAATCTGTTTATGATAAAAATGATCACCAAACATTAGTATTCGTCAACCTCACCAAATGGGTTTCTTTCGCTAAAGTCTAATATATCATCAGCTGTAGATGATGTATTTGTACCTGCTTGTGTTTCAAATATCTGCCCTTGATCATTAGTTGATTGTGAAGCCATTGTAAAGTCCTCATTAATTAAATAATCAATCGCACCAACTGAATTTTCTAACACAAATGATCCTGTTTCATTTTCTAAACTAAACTGAAACTGCATTGTGTCAGTTGATAAACTAGTTTCAACGCTATCAATTGTAGTAATACCTGTATCAAGTCTTTCTGAACTATACTCAAATCGAGTACATGATAACTTGTAAGTAGGTAAATTACTTTGTTGATAAAATGGTTGTTCATGTTCAACAAACTGTATTTCAAAAAATGCGTTTGTTGTTGGAAAATAAACTAAGTCACCTTCTTGTGGTCTATCAGCAACCAAATCACTATTATTTTTGATTAACATTTCCCATCTTAGTTTAGATAAAGTAAATACAATATCATCTCTTAATTCTAAACCAAACTTTTTAATAATCTCTTGTTCACCCATGTATCCGTCAACATTATCAACATACATTTCAATAATGTAAGAGTCATCAAAAGATGAAGCAGGATCTTCGCCAAAGATTGTATCTTTGTTTGCTATCTTTCTAGGTAAATAATAGACATCTTGGCCATAA